ATCGCGGCTCGGCTTATACCCGTCTGGAAGACGGCGGCGCGATCATCGTCATCCATACGCGCTGGCACCCAATGGACTTGACCGGCGAACTGCTGACCGAAATGGTGAGCGGGATGGGCGAGCCGTTCGAGGTGATCCATCTGCCGATGCTGGCACTTGAAACCAGCGAATACCCGGCTGACGAGGCGCAATATAACGAAAACCTGCTGCGCGGCATCTACATCCCGCAGGGCGGGGACCCACTCGGACGGCAACCAGGCACGGCGCTCTGGCCCCAGAAATATAACGAGACGGCAGCCGTGCGCATTCGCCAGAACATTGGCGAAGATGAATTTATCAGCCAGGGGCAGCAGCTCCCGGCGCAGGTCAGCGGCGGATTTTTCGACGAGCAGGATTTCCCGATTGTCGAGCACGCGCCCGAGGGCTTGCAATGGTACGTTTACATCGACCTGGCGCTGGGCAAGCGGGCAATCAGCGATTTCAACGCAGCGGTGGCGATGGCGATGGATCACCTGGGCGTTATTTATCACCGGGACCTGCTGCGCGAACGAAAACTGGAAAAGTTCCTGGATGAGCTGATCGCCTGGATGCTCGAACCGGAGGAATACGCCACGATCTGGGGCGTCGAAGATGTCAACTTCCAGACGGTGGTCTGGATGGATTTGATCAAAGACCCGCGCCTGGCTGACCGGACAATTTTGGCGGTCCAGCCAAACGGCGATAAAGTAACGCGGGCGCGGCCCCTGCGCAGCCGGGCCAAAAAAGGCAAGGTCAAACTGGTGCGCGGGCGCTGGAACCTAGAGTTTATCCGCGAGGCGATTGCCTTCCCGACCGGGAAGAATGACGACCAGGTCGACACGGCCAGCGGCGGGTTGCAGATGATCGCCGAAGACGCGACCGCCACCCAAAAACCGGCCAGCAGCCCGGCCATCGTTATTAGCAGTGAGCAATTATTCGGCGTCGCAGCCGGATTATTTTAGGAGGCTTTTATGAAAATTACCGAAACAATGGAAAGCACAATTGCGCTGGAGGAAGCGGTCGAAAACCAACCCAGGCGCATCAAGGCGCAGAATGTCATCGTCGCCGGGGTCATCAATGGCAACGGGCGGCGTTATCCGGCCAGTGTTTTGCAGGCAGCGGTCGAGCAGTTGAAAAACCATCTGCATGAAAGCGCGGGGCAGGGCCGAATGGTTCAGGTACTAGGCGAGGCGGAACATCCATCCGACAAAGGCGCGAAGCGCTCCAACCTTCTGGAAACGGTCATCAAATGGACGGAAGTCCAGTTCGATGGCGCAGCCGTGTCACTGGGCGGGAATATCCTGGAGACATCGAAGGGCAAGGATTTGCTGGCGCTGATGCAGGGCGGCGTGACGCCGGGCGTGAGCCTGCGCGGTTACGGTTCGACAGACTTTGTTAAAGAGAACGGCCAAAAAGTGGAAGAAGTCCGCGAATTGACTTTGACCGGGTTTGACCTGGTGCTGGAACCGTCCTTCGTGGACGCGCAGGCCGTGCTCGAATCCAAATCTGAAACGATGCCCGAAACGGGCAAGGAGCTTGAAATGAGTGAAGAACTCGAAAAGAAATTGCAGGAGGCAGAGACCGAAAAGGTCAAACTGCTGAAGCAGCTCGAAGACGCCCAGCAGGCGCAGGCCAAGCTGGCCGAGCGTGAACGGGTTGACCTGGTTGCCAAGGCGATTGCTGAAGCCACCAAGGAACTGCCCTACGGCGAAAAGAACGGCGCGTTTGTGGAAGCGGTCAAGGCCGCCAATCCGCAGGACGAGCAGGCGGTGAATAGCCTGGTGGAAGCCAAGCGCAAGGAATGGGATGCCATTTTTGCCGAAGTGAAACTGGGAAAAATGGGCCTGAACAAGAGCCAGGTGAGCGGTGTGCGCCCGGTGCTGGAAGCCGAAACCGGCACGCCCGAATTTGCGAGCGGTGGTTTTTTGATCACCGAGGCCATTCGCAAGTACGAAAACCGCGCCAAGCGCAACATCGACCTGCGCGCCGAAAGCCCGGCGGCGGTCTTTACGCAAAAGCTGCTGGAACGCTTTGATGCCTTGAACATGCGCCATTTGCTGGCCGAGCAGCGCATGTTGCAGGAAGCCGAGCAAACCAGCGACCTGAACCTGCCCTACAGCGTCAGCCGCGCGATCATCGCGGAAGCCTTCCCGGACTTAGTGGCCGCCAATATCTTTGATGTGGGCGTGATCGATAGCAGCCCAACCCGGCTGTACTTCGAGGCCACCACCGGCGAAAGCGGCTACACTGGCACCGTGACCGATGAAGTGGTGACGGGCGGGGCCGAAGGCACCTGGTATGACCTGGCTTATGGGCGTGTGACGCCTGACAGCGTGACGGTCACATCCAACCCGGCTGGCACGACTTACGTCGAAGGCACCGATTACGTGATCGACTATGCCGCGGGCCGGATCAAGTTCTTGACGCCGGGCAGCATTGGCGCGAATGATGTGCTGGTCGATTACAGCTACACCGCGATCCGCAAGGGCGAAATGACCCCGATTGAGCGGGTCAAGCTCTCCCTGAGCTACATGACCATCGAAGCGGCTGCCGACCGCCTGGCTGACCAGATCAGCCGCGAGGCGATTGTGTTCAGCCAGAGCCAATTGGGCATGGATGCCGTGGCGATGACGATGGCCAGCATGATGCGCCAAATCCGGCGCAAGATTGACCAGGGCCTGCTGTATGCCGCGTTTTCGGCGGTCAAGGCCGTGGCGAGCAACAAAACCGCCGACTGGACGATTGGCACGACCGACGCCGATTATGCCAGCCTGGTGCGCCTGATGGGCAATGCGAGTGTGATTGTGGCCAACCGCTTTTACACCCCGACCTTTTACCTGATGAGCGTGACGAATGCGGACCGCGTGAGCAACTGGAGCGGCTTCCAGCTCGACGGCTTCCCGAATGCGATGCTGAATGCGGCAGGTTTCGCGGGCATGATCAAGGGCAAGCCAATCTATGCCAGCACCGAATTCCCCGACACGCTGGTGATTGCGGGCAACCGCGAATTGGTGGCGCACCGGGTATTCAAACCGGCGTCGATCTATGGGCCGTATCCGACTTACGATGTGAGCGGCGGCACCAGCAAGCTGCTGGCGGCTGACCAGTATTATGTCGAAGAGTTCAATGTCACCGAAAGCCCGATCAACGAAAAGGGCGCGTTCGTTCCTGTGGTTGAAGCTGGTTCATAGCCAGTCTCCTTTCTCCCGAAGGCCGGGGAGCCTGAACAGCTCCCCGGCTGGGAGCAGCCCCCTACCCCCCTTTATCCCCCCATTTGTCCGCTGGAGAGCGCGGAAAAATGGGGGGAGAGTAGAGAGAGCATGAATTACCAAGTCGATTTTTACGCCAAACGGATTCACTTTATGGAGCACATGCTGCCGATCTGGCAGGCGCTGGGTGAGCACCAGGGCGAGTTTTTTGTGTCGCCGGAAGTGTTCGCAGCCTGCCAGGCGCGGGAGTATGGGCCTGCTTTGGTGGAGGTGATTGGCGCGGGCGAAATTCCGCTGACGGGCAGGCCGATTGTGACGGCGGCTTATGGCGACCTGGGCGAGACGCTGGCCGCTGATAAACCCGGATTGCGGCGGATCAAGATTTTCATGGAGCACGGAGCCGGGTTCAAGTTTGGCAATGGGCACCCAAGTTATGCAGGCGGAAGCGGATATCGAAACAAAGTCGATTTGTTCTTAAACCCGAATGAATATGTCAGCGGGGCTAATCACCGGGCTAATCCCTTTATCCCCAATGTAGTGATTGGATGCCCGAAACTGGACAAATGGCACAACCAGGCCCAACCCTGGCAGAGACCGAATGCGCCGGTGGTGGCGGTGGCCTTCCACTGGGATTGCAAAGTGGCGAACGAGACGCGCAGCGCCTTCCCGTGGTTCAAAAACGCCCTGCCTGGCCTGGCGCAAAAATATAAAGTAATCGGTCATGCCCATCCGCGCGAAACGGCGCAGATGAAAAGCGAGTTCGAGCGGATGGGCATCGAGTTCGTGGCGGACTTCGAGGAAGTTCTGCGGCGGGCTGACCTGTTTCTCAATGATGCCAGTTCGACGTTGTACGAGTTTGCCAGCCTGGGCAAGCCGGTGGTGGTGCTGAATGCGCCGATCTACCGCAGGCATGTGTGTTTTGGGCTGCGCTTTTGGGAGCACTCGGACGTGGGCGTGAACTGCAACGAGGCTTCCAGACTGCTCGAAGTGGTCGAGACGGCCTTGCAGGACAAGCCAGATCAGCAAGCCCAGCGGGTGGAGGCAGTGGCGGCGGCCTACCCGGTGCGCGGGAATGCGACCCTGAGCGCGGTCAAGGCGATTGGCGAATTCCTGGAAAGCAAGCCGCTGCCCAAGTTGGGCGATTATGTGGAGCCTGGAAAACCTTTTAACGAAATTGACGGGCACACGATTGGGATCGTCTATATGGC